CAAATCTTCACCTACTCTTTGTGAAAGATTCGCGCCGAAACGGTCCTGTATCACAATGCCGAACCTATCATAGATAAAACTAATCAATAGGTTAGCGGCATAATCTCTGATCTGTTGCCGAACGTGGCTCATGTTACACCTTTTCGAGAATAAGGGTACTTACGCCAGTTCCATCAGTTAAAACAACACGCACGTTATACGCGACAGAGCGAATGATGATTTCATCGCCGTCAGCGGCCAAAGGTACGTCAGCAGTGCGACAAACAAACTGCGGCGATGGAATGGTAACGTCCATCAGGTCTGTTGCGTTACGGCTGGCTTGGGGGGCATCAAAGATACCATTAACAGAAGCGGCACTGCCACCTACTCTTGTGTAAGTGGCAGTGTCTGCAAAATCATCGACTTCAAAGAAATCGAGAATATCATCTGCGCTCTCAATCCCCATTCTTGGAACTGCGCTTAATGACAGGATCGCGATTTTCTATTTCTGTGGTTACAGGATCACGATGCTCAACCTTTGGTGCTTCAGCCACGCGGACTGCCTCTTCAAAGATTTCAATTTTTTTATGAGCGATAAGCACCAAAGCCTCGCCATGTGGAAGGGTAGCAACATCACCCACGTTCAGTGGGCCTTGCGATGTTATTACGCCACGAATGCACTTGTATTGCATATCATTCTCCGAAGAAGTCGAGGGCTGATATGACTTCCAAATATCAGCCCTCAACATTTCTTATACCGTGTCGTTGTTGTATGCGAACGAGACTGCGTTGCGAAGGGCAACGTCAACAGTCTGAAGCGCAACAATGCGGACAGTACCGCTGGTGGATGCGGTGTATGGATCAACCGTCAGGTCCAGGCCACCCCACATACCAATCATGCAGTCAGCGAAGTTACCGAAGTAAACGTTACCAGCAGTTGCTTGCTGAGTGCGGATTACGTTGTAACCGTTAGCTTGACCGCCTTCGAGGACAAACATGCCCGAACCAGCGTCCTTTACCTTCGTCTTCAGACCGCCATAAGTGGCTGCGTCCGTGATGTAGGCCAAGTTGCCGAACAGAGCGTTGTCTTCTGCGATAGCAGTTTCCAAAGCAACCATTTCAGCGAAGGTTGGTACGGCAGCAGCAAATGCAGTTGGCTTGTTGACACCGGAGGTATTCAAGATACCTGTTGGCTGACCGGACGATCCCGAACCTTCCAATGCGCCCTTGTCGATTGCCAAAGCCAGAGCCTGTGTCAAATCGTCACGGACCAACTGCTCAATGGCCGGGGTACTCTGGAGAATTAACTGCCTCGTCATATCGGTGAATGCGCCGATATTTTTTGGGGTAAGCGAAACTGTGCTGAAGGTTGGTTCCGACTCAGAAGCAGCGCCACCTTCGGTGCTGATCCAGCCAGAAGCAGATGCAGAAGCCTTTTTAGGGATTGCTACATTGCCTTGCAGACCTGGGAGCATACGCGCACCAGCTTGCATAACGGACGAGGAGTTGCGCAGAACGTCGATGAACTCGTTAGCAAGCAAGTTAGTTGCTACGATTTCGTTGTCGTCGCTGGTGTTCAGGTCGCGCTTCCAAACGCCGAGAACGTCGGTTGGGAGCATAACGCCCTGTGCGCCACGGCCATAACGCTGTGCAGCAGCTTCCGAGACTTCAAACTCGAATGCAGCAGCTTCACGGAGGCGACGGTCAGTTGGGTTTGCAAGAGCAGCAATTGCACGAACAACCGAGAACTGACGAATTTCTTTCTTCGTCATACCGATGTCTTCGTTTGCAAGTGGCTTGTCCGAACCGATTACGTCAAGCAATTCACCACGGAATTGCTCAATGCTCTTGCCCGAACGGAGGGCGGCATCGCCAAGATCACGTTTGTTGTGACGAGCGGCAAGTTCAATGATTGCAGATGCGTTCTTAGCAGCGGCTTCAGCAGCTTCTGCACGAACCGCATCCATATTTACTTCGTCAGTCATTTTGACTTCCTTTTTGATAGATGGTTCAACTTTGGGTTGGGGTTCGAGAGCAGCCGCGCTACGACCTACGCCGACTGACTGGTCAGCGGGGATAGAAACGACAGATACCTCAAGGGGCGACCAAGAGCGAACAAGGTACTCGTCTTTATTCGTCGTGGACCGCTCCATTTTGTTGACGCGGTATCCGACGGAGACGTTCCCCCGAATGCCATCGACAACGTCCTGAAAAATCTCTTGTGCCAAAGCAGAGCGGCCAAAGCGGACATTCGCCCTAAGCACCCTATCAGCGTCGAGACCAACAGATTCAATTACGCCAATTTGGCGCTCCATATCATGATCAAGTAGCAATGGCGCACGGCCAGATGACAGAAACGCCATATCGATTGCATTCGATTCATGAACAAGGATTTCTTTTCCGAACGAGCGTTCGACAGGAAGTTCCGATGACACCGCAATAGATACGGTACGCTTCTTTTCGTCAACGCCGCGAACAGCAATGTCAACAACAGCAGAACGGCGCTCAAGGTCAGCGCCTTTACGCTCTTCCTCAGTAGGCTCTTCAGTCGCCTCTTCAGTCGCCTCTTCAGTCGTTTCTTCAACAATTTCAGCTTCTACAGCCTCAACCTCTACGGCAGCTTCAGCTTCAGCAACCTCTGCTTCTACGACTTCTTCAACTTCTGACATAAATTGCTCCAAAAAGCGTTTCAGCGAAACAATAACACCAAATTACGAAAGAATCAAACAATGGGTTCTTCTTCATCTTGACCCTTAACTGCTTCGTTCCCGCCAAACGGAAAGAAGGCCAATTCAAGGCCAAAAGCGTCTGCCATTTCCTTGTCGCGCTGCCACTGGCTAAATGTCTCTTCAACATCGCGGCCATATTGACCAGCAACGTCTTGCATGGACATAACGCCATTGTGCATGGCCGTGACGGCTGCGTTGATTTCCTTCTGAGGATCGACCCACTGCCAACCACGGGGACGGAAACTTGACGCAGACGAAAACTTGTCAAAGCGAGATACGGGAAGCGGAATAAAACCGAACTCCATAACATGCCTGAGCCACGCATTGTACGCAGGAATGACAAAATGCTCCATCAGGAACTGCTGCATCATCTTGTAGGAGTCACGCTCTTCCAATGCGCCCTGACGAATGGAACTGTACGATGTCCCCTCCAGATCGTTCGATAGCGCAGCATAGGATACGCCAAGGCCAGACGCGATACCGCGAATGATGCCCTTCTGGAAATCACTAAATGCAGTCGCTGGATGCGATGGATCAAATGGCTTGAAGTCAACGCCATTAGGCAATTGATGGAATGTGCCTGGCTCCGCATCGATGATTGGAACAGTGTTGTCGTAATCGTCTGCCGGGGCATCTTCGCCATTATCTGACGTAAAGAAGCCCATCTTGGATGCAGCCATACGCGATGCCACCAACTCAGCCTCACGGTGAGCGTTCAGCATCTTCAACTGGCTCATAGCAGGGGCCAGCCAAGGTTCGCCGCGTGTCTGACCAGCGCGAAGCGGATCGTAAACGTGGATGATATTCTTCGCGTCAATGCGGTTGGACGAATTGATAGAGATAGACGAGAACTCAGAATCACCAGGGTGACGCTTCTTTACCCAATAGGCAACAGGGCGCTGAAATTCATCGACCTCAACGCCCATGCGGATTTCGCGTCCGTTGCGTAGCTTTTCGTTCTTCTGCTCATCAATCTGGTCAGATTCGATAGGGTGGAATGCAATCCCGTGAATAAACACACGGTTAGGAACGATCTGGATCAGAGCCTCGCCATCACGCGCAGTCGCTTCTATCACATACTTCTGAAGGTCAATCCAGCTTAGGCGACCATCTGCCGTGCAGTTGCCTTTAAGGGCAAACTGGGCAAAGGCATCTTCAATAATCTGGTTACCAATGGAATCCAACGATCCGTTCGTGTTTCGCGCTTTGACTTGCAGGGTCATGCCCTTGTCACCAACCACGTTGGTCTTCAGCAAGTTCATAAAACGCTTAACGTAGACATCATTCCGCGCCAGTTCACGCGAACGGTTGCGCATCAAGACAAGGTCAGGGCGCAGTTCGCTGTCAGGGCTACGGCTAGACGCCATAAAGTCAGCAAACAGCCGCCCCGTATTAGCAGCGTGATAAGAACGCTTAGCTACTTTGTTCTGTACCTTTGGGGGCAAGCCCAATGCTTCACGCCACAAACTCATAGGAAACGCACCTTCATCGTGGTCTTAGTCGGCTTTCCAAGAGCAATGGCGTTATCGCGCCGCTCCTTTGAAACTTCCTTGCGATAATAATCACGCCACTGCAACAAGTCCACAATGGACATTTTCGCAATAGAGCGACCCTGAATTGAGTAGGATGACACATCCTTGTCAGCGCGACCCTGCAACAAGGACTCAATCTTATTGAGCATAATCTCAGCATGTGTGCGTGGATCAGCCCCATTCACATCAAGGTCTTGAATAGCCTCAAATTCGCCTCGCTCAACAACAATGCGGTTGCCGCTAGATGTTTGCACAACTTCAAGCTGCCAATGATAAAAGCCGGGGGCAAACGCAGCAGATGTCTGGCTACTGGCTGTAAACAAATAATATCCCGTTCTTTCGACTGCCGCTATTTGTATTTCAGCAGTAGTCCCAGCAGCTATCCGCGCAACATATGTGGCAGAGTAAAGTGCAGGAGGATATGTCTCTGCCAGAGCCGTCTTTTTCCACTGGATGAAATCGCCAACAACGATCTTCAGTGGTTCGCCCTCTGGTGCTTCATTCTCGTCAAAAAGATTAGCCATCATCCCTCAGCGCCAGTTATTAGCAAAACCACCTCTACGAACAGCCTTTTTGCCAGCCGTTAAAGGATGGGGTTTATCAGCTTCTTCGACATTTGGCAATTTATGCTTTTCCATGTTAGCATAAAACTTACGGGCCACGCTATCCATATTTACATTCAGGATTGTAAGTGCAGCAATCGCGTACACTCGAACGTCTAAAGCCTCATTTCGTGTTCGCGTTTTAACCCAGACACGCGACGGGAAACCTTTGTGGTATTTAATCATCTGCTTTTCAGCAGTTAGCTGCTTAAAATACTCGTCATCCCGCTTGGCAGGGAAGTGACAATAGCCTGGGCCAGCCTCATCCATCTTCAGGCGCGAGTAATGAACCTCTTTTGCCGTATCAACACCAATGGGATAAAGCGGAACCCTGCCGATGTTGTTCTTGGACGGACGCCCGACAATCGGTTTACCCTCGCCGCCAACACCCTTGATGGCAAAAACTCTATGTCCGGCGCGTGTCTTGGCATAGTTGTAAACGGCCCGTGTGTGGTGTCCGCCAGTATCGATACAGGTGGCGCGGACAAGCATTGGCTCACCACATGGATGCTCATAGGTGGCCAGCAAGACCTCATCGACCTTGTGCCATAGCTGTGTGGTGGACGGGTCGCCGTAAATCACATGGTAATCGATCTGCCAGCTTTCTTCGCCAGCGCCCCAGCCCACAATCTCGACTTCGACGCGGTCATCCTGAACGTCGGCTCCAGCCGTCAGCAGCACCACCTCATCAGGGATGCCTTCGTAATCTTCCTTGCGCTGCGCAACAGCATAATCATCAACGCCCTCGCCAGCATCTTCCCATGTCTCGCCAAGGAAGGTGTTTACAAAGGTTTTAAGCCGCATTGGGTTCTTCCGCGCCGCCAAAAACTCTTCGATTGCGTCGGATAACACTGACCAAGGCGAGTAAAGTGCGTTCAGATGGAAGCCTGCCACACCGTTGAAAGGCGCAAAAGCCACCCATTCACCATTGCGAACAGCCCTGTGCCGATCCGTATCGGACCAGACCGCACCACATTCGGCGCAGTGATAAGCGCCAGTGCTGGGATTATCGCCAGTCCAAGTCACATTCGACCACGCCAAAACCTGTTTATGTCCGCATTCATGGCATGGAACCATGAACTTGCGCTGGTCACTTTCCGTATAAGCCGACTCTATCCGGCTTCCACCTTTGTTAGTCGGCGTCGATACTAAAATGATCTTCCTGTTCCAGAAGGTTGCGGCTCTTCGTTTGGCAAGAGATATTGGATCGCCCTCCTCGCCAGCAGAAGGAGGGTATCGATCAACTTCATCGCAAAGAACAACACGAATCGGGCGAGAAGCAAGGGAACTAGGAGAATTAGCACCGACAAGAGAAAGAGCGCCACCAGGGAAAACTTTATGAAGCGTAGTATTGTTTGCATCTTTAGCCTTACTGTCTTTGACCTAGTCCCGAAGGCAAGGGGTTGAGCGTAACAGACCCGCAGTAACACGGTCTTTCGAAAACGACTGAGCCATATCCACGGTTGGCTGCATCATCAGAATAGGTGCAGGATCGTGGGCCATGTGGTATCCAATGGTGTTTAGCAGCATCTCAGACTTGCCAAGCTGCGCACCGCACATCACCACAACCTCTTTGACCAGCGGATCAGAGCAAGCATCCATGATACCTCGCTGGTATTCGGCCCTTGATGTCACCCATCGACCAGGCTCAGAACTGCTTTGCGAATCCAGCCGCCGTTCATGGTCGGCCCACTGCGCCACACTCATGCGCGGAGGTGGCGTCATCTGCTTCATGGCCTTGGCCATTTGCTCCAGTGCGGATTCTCTGGTGGCTTGTTCGATCATACGATTATCGTCCGACCCTTCTTAGGGCGTCCGACCTTGCGCTTAGGCTGTTCGACCACAGCGGTTTCTGCCGGAGCCTCTTCTGTCACCGATCCGGTGCGGACAGGGTCAATGCTGGGCTGGTAGTTGGACAGTTCAGCCAGTGCTTCGCGGATTGCATTCTCCAAATGGTCCTTCGCCACCACAACATCTGTTTCCGTGGCTAAAATCGGAGCGACTTTAGTAGGCAGAGCAAGAAACTTGGCTTTACAGGCATGAAGGACACTTTCCCAAGCTGCGATAACATCATTGGTCATGCAAAGAGTGCCGCGAATCTTGGCAAGTTCCAGTTCCGCAATTTCTGCTTCAGCGTTGACCTTGCGTGTACGCGCCTCGTCATACGATGATCCGATTATAACCCCACCAGTGGTAGGTTTACGCTGCCGTGTTGTCACAATGGTTCCTAAATTCGTGTAAAAATATCATCTTAATTTCCGTTTGAAACGGGACTTATATCCTTAATTTGGCATTGTGACATCAGGGCAACAGCCTGTCTAGTACAAATCCGCGCAACATTATTTTAAGAATAGGTTTGGAAATTGCTTTCTCTGCGGAAAAATTGGGCTTCCAATCACC